TCAATACCCAATGTTAGTGGAGTTACGTCCAACAACAATACGTCGGTCTTGTCGCCAGCTAGAACAGCACCTTGTACTGCGGCGCCAGCGGCAACTGCTTCGTCTGGGTTAACGTCTTTACGTGGAGCCTTGCCAAAGAATTTTTCAACTGCTTCTTGTACTTTAGGCATACGTGTTTGTCCACCAACAAGAATAACTTCGTCGATATCTGCGGCTGTAACTTTAGCGTCTGTCATAGCAATTTTACATGGCTCAATCGAACGCTCAATTAATTTCTCAACCATTTGTTCAAATTTAGCACGAGTAATTGTTACATTCAAGTGCTTAGGACCGCTTGCATCTGCTGTGATATATGGCAAATTAACTGCTGTTTGTTGTGTGCTTGACAATTCGATCTTGGCCTTTTCAGCTGAGTCTTTCAAACGTTGTAAGGCTAACATATCTTGTTTAAGATCGATACCTGACTCTTTCTTGAACTCGTCAACTAGGTGATCCATGATAACTTGGTCAAAGTCTTCACCGCCTAGGAATGTATCACCGTTTGTTGATAATACTTCAATTTGCTTGTCGCCGTCAATGTTGGCAATTTCAATAATAGAAATATCAAATGTACCACCACCCAAGTCATACACAGCAATCTTACGATCTTTCTTATCTGCTTTATCAACACCATAGGCTAGCGCGGCCGCTGTTGGCTCGTTGATAATACGCAGGACTTCTAAGCCAGCAATGCGTCCGGCATCTTTAGTGGCTTGACGTTGGCTATCATTGAAATAAGCAGGCACAGTAATAACTGCTTGAGTAACTGTTGTACCTAAATAGTCTTCTGCGGTCTTTTTCATTTTACGAAGTACTTCGGCTGAAACTTGTTGTGGCGCCAATTTTTCGCCATTAGCTTCAATCCAAGCATCGCCATTTTCTGCCTTAATAATACTGTAAGGCATCAAGTCGATATCTTTTTGTACTTCTTTTTCGTCAAACTTACGTCCGATTAAACGCTTGCTTGCGTAGATTGTGTTCTTTGGGTTTGTGACTGCTTGTCGTTTTGCTGTTGCACCTACTAGGATCTCGTCCTTTGTGTATGCAATGATTGATGGTGTTGTTCTTGCACCTTCGCTGTTTTCAATTACTTTAGCAATTCCGTTTTCTAAAATTGCTACACAGCTATTTGTTGTACCTAAATCGATACCGATGATTTTACTCATAATATTCTCCTTTAATTAAGCGAGTAATTTTGGGCACCTTGCCCGTTGTACTAAACCCTTACGGCGTTTTAGCACACAATTATTTATCTCTGATATTTCTAATTTGCGTATTTTTGAGCAATAAATTCTGCTTCAGGAATACGTGTCTTAGTATTTTTACTGCCCAGGACTACAACAATCCTACGCCCAATATCTGTATCAAGCATCATAACTATGCAACCACCACTGGCATTAATATAACCCGTCTTGCTTACTATAAATTTATGCCTTTTGCCTATGATGGGGTTTGTATTGTGAAATACAAGCCACTTGTTGCGTATTTTTATTTTAACTTCGCTAGATCCTGAAGCATTAACTATTTCAGGATATTGACTTGCGGCCTGTACTAGTTTTATTAATTCGGTTGCAGTACTTACATTGAATACACTAAGACCTGTTGGCTCTGTAAAACTAGTATTAGACATTCCTAGTAGTTTGGCTTTTGTATTCATTGCACGTACACAGAATAGTTCCCCGCCTGGATAACTTTCGCAGAGTGTTTTTGCCGCGCGGTTATCTGAATGTACGATTGCCATGTCTATTAACTGGGCCCGCGTGAATTTACCGATAGTTTCCGATAAGTCTTGGTGGCTGTCAAGTACAACCATAGCAGTCATGAGTTTGCTTATACTGGCAATACTACGAACTTGATCCGGATTTTCACTTTGGATTACTTTGCCAGACTCATCTGCAACCAACCAACTTTTAGCTGTAACTTTAGGAAAACTAAAGGCATAGCAATAGCAACTAACAAGTAATCCTATAACGATTACAAGTTTTCTATAGTTGACCATTTCTTAAGTTTTTCTCTTTTGGCCTCGGCGGCTTGTTCGATATTGGCCCAACTGATTACATCCATTTCTTGCAGGATTTCAATCATAGCATACAAGTCACCTAGTTCTTCTTCTAAGTGCTCGCGATTGGTCTTTGGTTTGCCTGGCTTGTAATTATCAATGCCAAAACGATGACATTTACTAATTGCTTGAATTACTTCAGCACATTCTTCTGAGAGAATGTTCATTACTTCACGTTCTTGACTATTCATATTACCTCTGATTTGCAAATGGTGCAATGTACTTACCTTCTGCGGTTGTACTGGTTCTTAGTGTATTATAGACATTCTGAATGCCTACTGCCTGGTTCCACGCATCCTCTAAAGCATGGTGGGCCGTAACCGGTGGGCGTTGCGGGTTGATACCTAAATCAAATGCTGTACGTACATCACGTACTTCCCAGAACTTCCACGGAATAGCTTTATTAATTTTACGGAATACATGTTCGCAAATAATAATATCAAAACACGATCCATTAGACCAAACACGTTTTGCACCCCAACAGAATTTGTACAGTTGATTAAATGCATCAACAATATCAATTCTTCCTTCGGGATCGAAAGCCGCTTCTTGTGCTTCCTTACTTTGATTGGCCCACCAAGCGATTGTATCATCGTTAGTAGTCAATCCGATTCTATCACAACTGTCTAAATCTACCTTGACATAAAAACTGTCCATCTTAGGTTCAGAAATTTCTCTGCCAAACGGATCAAATTTTACAGCACCGATTGTTAAGATACTGGCGTCAGGAGTTGTATTTAGAGTCTCCAAATCTATCATAATATCTGTATTCATAATACTATTATAACAGATTTAATGATTTATGTCAATAGAGTTTTGGTGGTAGTTGCTGGTCACGGAGCTTCTTTTTCCATCGTGCTTTGGCGGCACCTTTCTTACGTTTACGTTCTGTAGTTGGTTTTTCGTAAAACTCTTTTGAACGGAGTGTATCCAAAGTTCCAGCTTCTTCCATTTTGCGTTTGAATCTGCGAAGACTAACATTGATGTTTTCGCCTTCCTTAACAGTAATACCCGTTCCTCTAGTCTTCTTGAACATCATCGTTGTCTTCTTCTTGATTTTTTAATTGCTCTACAATCCAATCTAAATCGTAGATGCGATTTTTACTTATCAATTTATAAGGAGTTGTGTCGTCGGCAGTTATGTAGTGTGCGTTAGGCTGAGCAAGCATAAATGTAACAAACTTTTGAGTAGTTGGATCGCAGTTATCGATATCAACAATTACGCAATCAACTTGGATAGCTATACTTAACAGCCAGCTAATATCGTGATCATCGTTGTCAAAAATAAAGACGTTTAGATCATCCATGCTGGCGCTTAGGATAGTTTGAAATTGCTCTTTGACAAAGTTACTTGGTTTAACCAATAAGTAACTCAAATTCATATTAAACAATTTGTCCGGTGGAGTTATTAAAGTTATCTTTCCTAAGTTCATATAATCGTTCTTCAAATTCTTTTAATTTTTCTTCTGAATAATTTCCAAATACTGCGCCATTCTTTTTGATATCTTCTACAAAGTTATATAATGCAGGTTCTAACTGTCTATCAACTAAAAACTCTGGAAATACATTTTCCCCGTGCCATTTATAAAGTTGATCTATTGGTTTAGTAGTTAGCCTTGCGTTTATTTTACTCCATAATGTTTCTCTAGTAGACTGTTCTGCATTTTGAATATATTCTACTCTCTGCTCTTGGTCTGTATCTGTCCCGTCTGATCCTTGATCATATATGTCTTTTTTTTTGAGCCGTCGTCTTCTGAATAAACTGGCTCCATTGGCTTTTCTTCACCATCGCCATCGAGATATGTTTCACCTTTGGCTAAACGATCTTTCATTGCAGTTTCTTCAGTAGCTTTGGCTACCTCACGCTCAGCTTCTTCAATCATTTTGTTCCATTTGTCCAATTCGGATTCAGTAGTCATTGGAACTTCTGCTTCTACAATAGATTGTGTACTGTCTGCTGTTGGATAATCTTCTTCGTGATGTTCGTCTACAAACTCGTAGTCAACTTTAGGTATTACAATATCTTCTACTGGGACAACTATGTTAGGAACTGTGGATGGCTCCGCTTTAGGAAAATCAATTGGATTGTCTGTTCCAGTTTCGTGCGGTGGATTCCATGCTTCGGTTAAATCATCTGCTTGGTCGTCAAGCCAAGTGGCTTCTTTTTGTTCTCGAGTCCAGCCAAATGTCATCTGAGCGGCTAGTAACATGATAACTGCTAAGGGATCAAATACAACAACAATAAGGATAATAATCCAAGTTACTGCCTTTTCAAGCATTGACTCGTCTGGAGTAGTGCCGTAAATAAATGCCGCTATGTATTTGATTGGTCCTACTTCAGCTTCGACTTTGCGTACTTCTGCGCGAATTGGTGCGGCCTCGTCATTAAGTTGTACAACGAGCTTCTGGTTGGCCTCAATGTCTTTGGCAAGAGCAATTCGATCGCGGGACTGATTCTTACGGATAGCGTTGGCTTTTTCTGCTCCTTTTTCGTCCGAGCTTCTTGCCATGACTTGGTCCACTGCCTCATCCATCTGTTTGAGTTGTTTACGGTCACTCTCAATATTTTCTTTTGCGGTTTTAATCTTTTCGTCATAGATAGCTATCTTACTGCCAACGTCTCCGCTGACAAGTGTTTGGTCGTTGTGTGCTTTTGAAAGGAATCCAAAGATACCCATCGAGGTAATGAGCATTAATACTATAACGGCTGTAACCATATAGTACTTCATGAAACGTGGAGCACGTTCCCAATTTGCCTTTAGCCAGGAGGCGCAGACAAGTTTGCCAACTTCTAAAGCTGACCCCATAATAATAATTGGGATTGCCGCCGCAGAAAATATAGCGGTCAAACCTACTACTGAGTAGTAAATTGCGACCGCCGATATTGTTAAACCTGTTAGTAGTAGTAGATACGCTAGTATCATCCTTGCCTTTCTATTAGTATGTTAATCCGGTTAATGCTACCTGGTTAACTGTAACTGTGCCCCAAATATTGGCCGGAGTGTTAGGTTGCTGAATTGCTATTGTTGCTTGACTATCACCGTTTTGTGCAATGTTGAATACACGGAATGAGCGACTATAACCTGTTGTACCACCACCACAAATTGCCTTAGTTACTACATCCTTGATAGCCAATTGAATGGTAGTAATAGCTGTCGAGCCATCTTGTCCGTTATATGCTGTAACTGCCGCATTGTTAATAGTAACAGTACCGTTGGTTGTTGCGCTAGCGGCTTTCTGGATAGCATTGTATGTTGGCAAAAATGCTCCATCACGATCAAAAGCTACAGTAAAACTAATTGCTGTAGGTTGATAGTTACCGCTTGTTCCGCCTGTAGTTACTACTGGGTCCAAAATGCGGCAATCGTCGATTGCGGCCAATTGTTCCACAATCAATGCCCAACGTAAATTGCCTTGTGCTAGTGCGGTTGAGTAAGCATTGCTAGTTGGAGTTCCGCCTGTGTAAACAGAGTTATCCCAGTTGTATGGGTTAATTCCGCCCTGAGCGGCTGTAACTGCACTACCGTTAGTAACTGGGTAGTATGTTGCACTTGAAAGATCTATAGCTACACGATATAGACCTGGTGTTATTTGTTCTGGTGATAAGTTGAATCCTGAGGCCATTATACCTGCTCCTTGTTTATAGAGTATTTATCAGCTTTTTACTTAAAGACAATTAAAGCTAACAGGGCGGCCTGCACAAAGAACCCAAATCCAATGGTTACAATGTTAAGCAAGTCTTTCTGGATAGTTGCCTTGATAAAAAAGCAGAATAATCCAGTCCAACTAAACAAAACCATGTCCACTGGGGGCATTTTTTCAGTTAATCCTGTGAGTACAGCAACCATTGTAGGCACTGTTGCTAGATGCAGTAAAATTACTGCGACCCAGCCCATTGTTTCGGCACTGACATGCGGTGCGTGTTCTTTGATGTTTCTAACCCAAAGATCCAAGTCAAAAAGATCGTGTAAGCTCTTTTTAATGTTTTGTACAATTACTTGTGCGTTCATGTCTGTCCTTAATTATAAAATACGTGATGGCCAATTTTCGATATGGGTTTTTTACCCCATGACGGATTTACATAGTCAGCATGATAATACAATGCTTTCTTCACGCTGTCAATGCGGAATCCTTCCAGTAGCACTTTCTTTGCTACTTCCATACTTTCTGTATAGACCGGACCGTTCATTGGCTTTTTAGTACTGGCGCTGTCGCAGTACCAACTAAATTGGCATAGTACACGTTCGTATACTACATTCTTTTGGTAAACTACTTGGCAGATATCAGAGGGAAATTGTCCGCTCTCTGCTCTGTTGATAGTAACTTGAGCAACTGCTACCTTACCTTCAAAAGGTTCATAGCCTGCTTCGTGGTAAATGTTACGAGCTAGACAGTCTAACTGTTTTTGTCTTACTTCTGCTGTAACTGGGCTCACGTTTTCGCGAGCATTTTTAAGAGTATCTAGTTTGTATGTGATTACCTTATACCCTGCTGTTCCTACCAATGCTAATGCTAATAGGAATACTACTGTTTTGATAATGCGTATCATTTTTTTCTCCTTTACGCTGGATGAGGTATCGCTAGTACCGTCATTGTTATTTTTTTGGCTGTCTATATTTCTCCTGTAAAATTTAGCCTTGCCCAATAAACTTTTAGTGGACAATATATAGTTATCCTCTACAGTCTGAGGTAAAATACTATTATTATGAGTGACCATGCTTTAACGCCTCATACGAGCGATATCAACTGCTTCTTCATCGCTAAAAATTGGCACGGCATTGCTTTTATGCATGGTTGCAATACCTTTTACCTTAGTTCCTGTATAAACTTTTGCCGGGGCCAAAGTAGCATTACCACCAGTATTTCTACTAGGAATATGTGCTGTAGTGTTTCGGCCTTCTGGAATTTTTAAACTGTAAACACTAGTCAAACTTTCGGCTGACAAGGCACGTTTACGTTTTTTCTCTTCTAACTCAATACCTTGTCGTTTGAGTAGCTCTTTCCATTCACGATCCAACTGTTCACTTTTCCTTTTTGCTTCGGCAGATGCAAACTTCTTTTTGCCTTTCTTTTTGCCGGTAGTACTAAGCCACGGGCCTTCTAAATGCATACTCAAAATAAATCTCCAAAAGTTATAACAATGCTAATAGTATAGCATCACCCTTGGAGTTTGTCAATTAGTTTTGGTTTTTACGATAATCAGCTATTGCGGCTTTGATAGCATCTTCTGCCAAAATACTACAATGTATTTTAACTGGGGGCAATGCTAGTTCTTCTGCAATATCTGAATTTTTAATTGATCCTGCTTGGTCAAGAGTTTTTCCTTTGACCCATTCTGTGACCAACGAGCTAGAAGCAATCGCAGAACCGCACCCGTATGTTTTGAATTTTGCATCTTTAATAACACCGTAATTGTCTACTTTGATTTGTAGTTTCATTACATCACCACATGCTGGTGCGCCGACCATGCCTGTGCCAATACCTTCCTCATCTTTGGCAAAACTACCTACATTTCGAGGATTCTCGTAGTGATCGATAACTTTGTCTGAATATGCCATTAATTTGGTACTAGTACAATCTTAGTTTGGTTAGTGGCAGGGTCTATCATATATTGATAATGATATCCTGCTGGAGGGGGCATAGAACCTGGAGGGTTTACATATACTGTTCCAGGAGCAGGCATTACATATACCGGAGGTTGTTGCTGTACAATTACTGGTTGGTTCGAACGACTAATTTCATAGCCAATAACACCACCGATTAATGCTGGAGCAACCCAACCACAACCATAGCACCCACCTCTATAATATCCACCATGATGGTGCCATTGAGCCTGGGCACTTGGACTGTAAGCAAACAACGCACTCATTGCCAAAATACTGGCAAAAACTGAACTGATAATAAGTTTACTTTTCATACTACTCTCCTTGACGTTTAATAATATAACGCCTTAGTATAATATTTAGTTGACTTATTTGGCTTCTTTTCTTGCGTTTTTAACTGCTGTAACATCGTTACGAGTTTCTTTGCACAACTTAGCCAAATCTTGACAATGTTTACGAACGCGAGTACCTGCGGCACCTACTTCTTTATCGTAAAACTTTTCAAAATCTGATTCCATTGCTTCGATGATTGCAGTGAATTCTGCATATTTGTTTGTAGCCATTTAATTCTCCTTTAAGGCAAGTACTGAGTACTTATACCTAGTGTACAGGGGTTAAAAATAAAGATCAACCAACTTGGCAAGAGCCAAGTCCAGGACCTGATGTGGCACCATCTATTCTGGCATCACCGACACGATGGATTGGTTTGCCATTAATGAATACTGATCCACTTCCGCCCACTGCTAATTGGTTGCCAGATACGCCCTGTGGGTGGGATCGATTGTTTTGATTATACAAGTCGTCATTTTCGTTACTTGTAGTCTGCCCTGTTAGGGCGATGCCTTTGCCGCCGGCAAGTACATCAGTGGAGAGGCCTGCATCAAAAGGCGCACCTCCATGGACATTTGTATCGCCGGCAACACTTATACTTGGCATTATACTAGTTTAATCCCAGTAGTTTGTTGTGTGTATCGATCAGCCGCGTCTTTAATAGTGGCCGCCAATACCATAATTGCATTTTTGCTAATAGTGACATCTGCATCTGGATCAGTTGTAAACAAAAATGGAACAAGTCCAATACCGTCTTTAGTTGCTGTTAAACATAAAGGCTTATTAACCTTAACACCCATTACACCATCTTCGACTAATTTAGCAACAATCTCTTCACCTGCTGTGGTTTTAATTGTAACTACTTCGCCTACCGCAACACCTTTTGAAATTAACATATTATACCTTTTCGAAATGTTTCTTGAGTTCTGTGAACCCGCCTATATAATTATCGTCTAAAAATATCTGTGGCAAAGTTCTGGCTGTAGGAACAGCTTCTAACAACTGTTCTTTAGTCCAATCTTCTTGTACATTTCTTTCTTCGTATTCAATACCTTTCATTTCTAGCAAGGCCTTGGCCTGTACACAAAACGGGCATTGATTTTTACTCCATACTATTGCTTTCATCTTAATTCCTTTTACTATTATAGCGCAGGTAATGCGTCATAGTCAATACCTTCGCCCATAACTCCAATAACATAATTAGTGGATTCGTTTTCTTGTAGGGCAGTTTGTTTCTTACTTGTATCAACGTGTTTGTTAAACCAAGGAATTGGTGTTGACTTTGGAGCGGCCTGTTGATACTTAATGCCGATATCTTTTAGTGCGCCGACTGCTGTATAGTCTACAAAGTCTTTTAGAATAGCCGCGTTCAAACCAATCACTGGACCTTTTTGGAACAAATAATCGGCCCATTGTTTTTCTTCACGGATAACATCCATGTATAGTTGATATACTTCTTGTTCACATTCTTCTTTGAGTACGGCAAAACGTGGATCTTCTTTAACTACTTGATTAATCAAGAAAGCTGTCCATCCTTTGTGTAGCAATTCATCTTGTAGAATCAAACTAATGATATTACCATTGCCAATAAAGATCTTG